TAGTGAACGGCGTACCGGTTACAGCAGGCGTGATTCGGACAATCAGTGTTTCAATTTCACCTGCCGTTGGCGTCGCTGCAGTGTTGCCGTCCCATGTAGTGGTAAAGCCAGCAGCAGAAATTGTGATAACACCAGATGTGTACCTAAAGTCTACTTCTACTTCAACGTATTCAACAAATCCACCTGCCACCGCAAGGTCGGCAACACCAGAAAACGCGATCGTTGTATTTCCTGCAATGGCTGCGCCAAGCATGAACCGATTAGCGGCCCGGATGTCGCATGTATAGGTAGAGCCGACTGCCGTAACAACCTGCGCACGAGGGAGAACACCCGATCCCAGCGCCACGGAGTAGCCAGGCTTTGGCGAAACCCCTGCGCCAAGTCCAGCAAGCTGCACGGCCCCGGTCGCGCCATCCACCACACTGCCAGGAATCGCCCCCAGAGCCGTGCCGTTTCGATATTGGACTTCAGTACCGGTTCCGGCCGTTGCCAGGTTGCTGGTGCCGGCGCCGATCGCCGTCCGGGCTGCTGCCTGATCAGCTGCTGCCGCCAGCGACCGCCCAACAGAGGAGGTGACCGTCAGCCACCAGGCCGCCGCCGCTTGCCGCCATCGCTGAGCCGTCCATGCCGTCCGCGTCGTGCTGGTGCCAGCCTCAGCATCGGCCTGCGTGATCGTTGCCGCCGTCCATTCCCGGGCGTTGCTCAGGCTGGGGTCGGTGTTGAGTGGATACCTGGCGTCGCCTTCTGTTTGGGTCAGATACTGCGCGTGCGGGTCTGCTGCCGCCAGGTGCGCAGTCATCGCAGCGGATGCCGCTCCAGCAGGATCGGCGCCGATCTGCGCCGGTGTCGGCTCGACCCCCTGGATCGCTACCAGCAGCGTTCCGGTGGTCGCATGTTGCCGCCCTACCGTCGCCACCTGCTGCGCCCCGCTCGCTGGCCTGGTGCCCGTCGTGCCGCCGCTGGCACCCACCCACAGCACCGAACCAGGCGCAAGCGCTGTGTTCACGTCCTGCAGCTCGCCCAACAGCACCGCATGCCCAGACGCATTGTCGGCCAGGTCCGCATAGAGCAGACCATGCGCCTGCGTCACACCCACCACTGACGGGTTGGTGGCCTCCACCTCAAGGGTGGTCGTATTGCCCACCGCACCAACCACCGAAATCGGCGTGCCCTTCGTCAACGGCCCGCCGCTGACGTTCTTCACGTGGAAGTACAACGTGCCCGCCACGTCGCCATGGATGTGCGGGATCACCACTGCATTGGAACCGGTGATCGTCAGCCCCGCGAAGCTCGGCGAGTCATCCGCGCCCAGCTGGTCGAGCCTTGCCTTGTCCGCTGCTGACAGCTTCCCCGCCGTGGTCGTCGTCGCATCCGGCAGCGCACCAGCCAGGGCCGCCGCGGTCGTACCCTTCGAGATCCCGCCCTGCACCAGGTAGACCAGCTCCGCGCCGGTGAGGGGCAGCGTCGCCGGGCTGGATGCCGCTAGCTGTGAAAGCTTCTCGTCAGCCATCAGGCCTCCAACAACAGGTTATCGCCGCTTTCCAGCAGCAGGAATCCACCGGCCTCCAGCAGCAGAGAAGCCAGGTGAGCAGTCGAAATGGGGCCCGTCAGAAACACCTGGTTCCACACCCCATCGAACAGCGGCCGGTTCTCCCGCACAGTGTAGGTGCGGCCGTCAACCATGATCGAGTCGCCGTACTGCAACCCATCCACCAATGACCCCAGGCATCGCACCGTCGGGTCACTCAGCATCATCACCCCGCCATCGCCCACGTACTCCCCAGGCGCGTCATAAATGCCGAGCCCGCTGACGCCATTGGCGACAACGGGCAGGGCAAAGTCAGCCAGAAAAACCGACTGATCTTCAACGAACGGGATCGGCATCAGCGGCACCAGGCGAGGCCTTCGGCTTGCGAACGTCCGCAGCAGGTGCGGTACCCTGCTCGATCACGCCGATCGCCACCAGGGCAGCGGCAACGTCTTCGAGCAGGGCGATGGTTTGCCCCACCTCGTAGCGCTTCCCGTCATGTTCGACGGGGCTCAGAACGGTGTAGTGGAGCGCCATCATCAGGCCACCGCGTTCTGGATCAGGTAGCCCGCTGACTTGGCAGCGATCACCGGAGCTTCAGAGGCAGCATACGGGAAATACCAGGTCTGGTTGTTGTTGCCGTAGTAAGCATCACGCGCAGCTGGATAACCTCGCAGGTTGTAGGTGTAACCGAAGGTGGGGGCGCCCCGGTTGGCCAGGGTGTCGGTCTTGGTGTAGGCCAAGATCATGTGCTTACCCCAGACGTCGGACATCACGGTACCGGCATCGTTCGAGATGATGGCGTCACCTACGACAACGCGTTCCAACCCAAAGAACTGGGCCAGGTCCGCCAGGGTCGGGACATCACGGCCGGTCGGCACCATCCGATTGATCACCGTCGGGTGATACTTAAGCTGGGCCAGCACCGTGGCGCCCATGACACCCACGTTGGGACGCTTGCCGGTTTGGGTGCGAACCGCTTCCTTCGCGGTCTCGATGACCTTGAACGGGTTCGAGGTGCCGCTGTAGTCCGACCACTGGCTGGTGCCGTTTAGGTTGATCTTGTTGGTGGCGTCGTACTGGTTCGGGTCCTGAGCCAGCTGGGCCTGAGCGATCTCCAGGCGGAGATCCAGGATGTCGTTGGCGGCCATCAGCGCCATCTGAGCACCGTCGATCGTGAAGCCTTTATCGGGGCTCAGCTGCTCCTCCTGAAGCTCAAGCGGCAACGAACCCTCGATGGCGTAATCCACCAGGTTGAATTCGGCACCGGAGTACCCCACCTGCACCCGCTTGGTGGCCGAACCAGGCGAACGCGCCAGGTCCGAATACTGCATGAAGTGCTCTTTGCCGAAGGTGATCACCTTGCCGGCACGCTGCCCCACATCGACGCGAGGAAACAGCTCGTAGCCGATCAGGTCATTCTGACGAAGACCCTGGGCGATGTTGGTCAGGACCGGATTGATACCGGCCCGTGCTTGAGAAAGTGTCTGCTGCGGCATCGGTCGGCCTCAGTTCGGGATAATGGAAACTTCGAGCATGTCACCAGCAGCGGCGGCAGTGCCGACGCTACGGGCCACCACCGTGCCGGTCGTGGAGGTGATCAGTCGGCCGGTGGCATCGAACGAAAGCGAAGTGCCGCGGGCCGGGATAGCGGCGCCGGCCTCGGCCACCGTGGTGCCCAGCATGTTGACGGTCACCAGATCACCGATTGCCCCGCCAGTCATAGCGATGTAACCAGCGCCATTCGCGGCAGGAACCGCACCGGCCAGGTTGATGCCGCGATTCTGCGTGATCGCAGCGGTTGCCCTTACGGTGAGCTCGAAAATCGTAGTAGCAGCGGCTGCCATGATCAGGCCCCCACAGAAATGGCTTTGATCGCGTCAGCATAGCTGACACCAGCGTGCTCGGCTTGATAGGCACGAGCCGCGGCATCAACCGCTTCTGCGTCCATCTCGCCGTTGATCACGCCATCGAACACCGGGCCCTTCGCTTCCGGTGCTTCGGCACCAGTCGGTGCAGGGGCGAACGTCACCGGCTGCAGCGCATCAGCCATCCGCTCATCTTTGGCGGTAGCGATCCGCTGCCGCTCGGCGGCATTCACCAGCATCGCGGCTTCGGGGCCGGTGGTGTGGCCATCGGTGGCGAGCTGCTCGATCAAAGCTTCGTGGCCGGGCAGAGCCATCGAGCGAACCGCGGCGACGCGCTCGCATTCAGCGGCGGCGCCTTCGGCACGCAGAATTGCGGCAGCCTCAGGGTGATCAGCGGCCCAGGCGGCCGCCTCTGCATTGGGAGTCATGGGAGGAGAGTCCATAGAAGACGCGATGGCCGGGACGGTGATCACCGCGCGGCCAGAAGCCGCACGATCGTTCAACATAGTGATGGTCTCTTCGAGTGTAGCAATACCGTCCACCAATCCAACATCGACCGCCTGCTGCCCAATGAACATCCGGCCATCGGCCATCCTCTCCAGCACCTGCTCCACACTCACGCCGCGCTGTGCCGCCACATCACCCACGAACAACCCGTACAGATAGTCCACCTCTTGCTGGAGCACCTGCCGCCCCAGCTCCGTCAGTGGCCCGTACTGGCTGGCAGCCCGCTTGTACGTGCCCGCCACGATCTCCGTTGTCTTCCGCCCCACCGCCTCTTCTTGCTTGCTCACATCCACATGGGTGGCCACCACTCCCACCGATCCCGCCTGGCTGGTGGCTGACTCCATCAGCACAAGATCAGCCGCCGTCCCGACCCACACCCCCGCGCTGGCCATTACCCCCTCTACAAAGGTCGCGATCGGCTTGACGCCACGTGCTGCCATCACCGCCGCCGCGGCCCGCTGCGTACCGTTCACCGCGCCGCCTGGCGTGTCGGCCATGATCACGAGCGACTTCACCGATGAATCCGCCAGCGCTGCCCGCACATCCCGGGCGAACAGCTCCGTCGAAGATCCGCCGCTGATCTCCGTCATCATGTTCATTCGCGGCGCCATCACCCCGCGCAGCGGGATCAACGCGGCGCCATCCTGCACCGTGTAACCCTGCGGATCATTCACCAGCGGTCGGCCGATCTTCGCCTCCACCGCCGCCACATCCACCGATTCACCCCGGGCCCATGCCGCGTAGATCCCATGGATCTGCTCCAGCCGGTGGGGGGCAATCGCCCAGGGGGCGTTGAGAATGTCGAGAACAGTCATGCCGTCACAATAGCGGTGAGATCCTCCGAGGAATCATCCTCCTCCGGATCATCCTCTGGGTCATCCTGCTCTGGCTTGCCCTTCGATGCCGGCGCGTCCGAGATCTCCCCGTCTGGCGCCTCACCACCCGCGGCCGGTGGTGGCTCCATCTCCAGGCCCGCCGCACGCCGTGCCGCTGCTTCCCTTGCCCGTTGTGCGTTCTTCTCCTCCCAGTCGCCGCCGTCGTACGCCACCGTCTCTTCCGCCAGCGTCGTAATCCCGGTCTCGATCCGCAGCTTCGCCGCCTGGCCCTCGTGCAGTGGGTTCAACGCACCCGGACCATCACCCGCCCAGTTCGAGCCGCACCACGCCTCCCGCACGAACGGATCCGAGAAGAACCCAGGCGCATCGATAATCCCCAGCGCGATACTGTCCGCCAGCCATTCCTCGTAGATCGGCTGGCTCCAATTAGAAGTAAACCATTCGCGCTCAATCTTCCACGTATGCCAAGCATCTAGCAATGCCGCGCGGCTTGCGGAATAGCTAGCATTAAAAGCTTTGCTGAGCACCTCCTTCGGCAAGTTGAGGCCCATGCTCACCAGGTTCAGCATCGCCCCGAAGAAGCCCTCGAAGTTCGGATTGGGCCGCCCCGGCGTTGGTGCCGTGATGCTCTCACCCGGCAGCAGCCGCACCGCCTTGCCGCTGTTCAATCCGCCGTCATACTCAGCCGCTGCGGTGATGTACGTCTCCTTCATCTGGTCGCTATAGATGGTGTCGAAC